AACAAAAACATACGAATAAGCGACCATGTTAGCGAATGAACTTTTTGAAATTTCTGAAAGTAAGTAATTGACTTTTACTAAAATTCATGATATAATAAATACATAAGAAAGAGAGAAAAAGTTTTATAAAACCATCTCTATTAAAGCCCAATAAAATTGGGGTATAATTAAAATAAAATATTTACAATTGAATAATAGTATATAAAGCGGGGATATAAATTGAACCACTTTAATATAAAATAAAATTATTTAAACAAAAAGGAGAAATGATAATTATGGCAAGTGTAAACAGTGAATTAGTTTTGAATTTTCTTAAGAACAATTATGGTCATGAATATAGCAAGCAGGAAATTGCTGAACAGCTAAATATTTCTGTCCCCGCTGTAACTGGCACCATGAATAGTCTAATCAAGAAGGGCTATGCTACTACTACTCGTGAGGAAGTAATCGAAGTAGAACCCGCTACCGAAACTCGTAAGGCCAAGACTCGTACTATTAAGTATCACGCTCTAACTGAGGCCGGTCTAGCTTATGACCCCGTAGCTGAAGAGGCTGCTAAGCAGGCTGCTAAGGAAGCCGCCAAGGCAGAAAAGGCTGCTGCTAAGGCCGCTGCTAAGGCTAACGTCCAGTAATTAATGCGGCCCTTCGGGGCCGTTATTTGACAAATAAAAGAAATTAAGATATAATAAAAGAAAAATAGGAGAAAAAATAATGAAAGATTTAAGTGTACAAGCTCAAAATAAGTTAAATATTACTGGTAAGCTATTAGATGTAACCTTTGGCGAAGGCAAGATGTCCGATGAGCGGGCCTATCAGCGCGCGACTCTAACAGTCCGTGTAACTCAAACCTATGGTGGAGGAGAAGAGACTAGTGAGATTCCTGTAAGTATTTTTGCTACTCAATATACTTCTACTGGTAAGCTAAATCCTGGCTGGAAGAGTATTCAGGATTTACATAATTTTAAGAGCGCGCAGGATGTTGGAATTGATAATGCTGATAAGGTTCGTATCACCGGCGCTACAATTAGTGAAAATAATTTCGTATCCCGTAGCGGTCAATTAATTAATGGCTGGCAGATTCGTGGCTCTTTCATTAATAGCGCCACTACTGAAGATGTTGCTTCTTTTATCAATGATATTTTTATCATGGATATGCATGAAGAACTCAGCCGTGATGATGAACCCACTGGCCGTTTAGTAATCAAGGGCGGTTTAGTCCAGTATGGTGGAAAGCTAGATGTTCTAGAATATATTGTAGAGCAGCCTGAAGCCGTTGAATATATTAGTTCTCACTGGAACGTAAATGATACCGTTACCGTCCGTGGACGTATTCGCGTAACTTCTGTTGAAGAAAAAACTTCTGGCGCGGATAGCTCCTGGGGCGAAGACATTCCAGAAGCCACAACTCGTTATGTACGTGAACTAATTATCACTAAGGGCGATGACGAGGGTAAAGAAGAAGAGTTTGCTTATGATCCCACCGAAATTAAGAAGGGGTTTAATGTTCGTAAGGCAAACATCGAACAAATGCAGGCTGATGCTAAGAACGGCGCAACAAAGAAGGCGGCTCCTGCTCAGACTTCTAGTAAGTATAGTTGGGAGTAATCCTAACTATACTTTTATGGAGGAATGAGTATGGCAAAAATTAATCTAATGGAAATTCAGCCTACGCGGCTATGCAAAGACCTGCGTGGCCGATTTGTAGAAATTTTTGGCAGAGAAAAAGCGGGGAAGACCTCCACAGCAGTTCTTTGGCCGAAACCTCTACTGTGTGCCTTTGAAGTTGGCTATCACGCACTAGCAAATGTATATGCCGCGGATATTGACACTTGGTCTACATTTAAAGATATTTGTCGTCAGCTTCGCAAGCCAGAAATGAAAGAAAAGTTTGAGACTATTATCATTGATACCGTAGGCATTGCTTATAGTATGTGTGAAGATTATATCAAGCAGCAACAAGGCGTAACTGAAATTTCTGAAATTGCATGGGGTCGCGGCTTTAAGATGTTAAGAGAGGAGTTTGAAAAGACTTTCCGTGACCTATCAAAACAAGGATATGCAATAGTATTCATTGCTCACTCAAAAACCAAAGTTACCGATGTAACTGATAGTGAGGGAAATAAGTTAGAGCAAATTAGTCCTAACCTTCCTCCCGCTTGCGCAGAAGCAGTCAATGGCCTTGTTGATATTATTGCTTATCTTGGCGTAGAGTATGATGAACAGAGAAATGCTACTCGTTGGCTATACCTAAGAGAAACACCGACAATTTTTGCCGGCTCACGATATCGCGCTATTACTCCTAAAATACCTCTAAGTTACGAGGGGCTTGTAAAAGCCGTTGCTGATGCTATGGAGGAAGAAGCCCGTATTACAGGTACTGGATTTATTAGTGAAGAAGAAATGAATAAAGCTAATGATAAGCCAGAAGCAACATTCCAGGAAGTAATGGAGGAAGCGCGTAAAAATTGGGCGAGATATCTAGATGGCGCGACCACCGACGAAGAAAAAGATATTAGACTTAATACTATGCAGGCAATTATTTCTAAGATTTTTGGTAGTAATAGTTTTAAGTTAAGTCAAGCAATTCCTCAGCAAAAAGGTCTTGTTGAGTTATTTAACGCTGAAATGGAAGATTTAAAAAATTAATCGTCCCAGCGTAAAATAGTATAGAATATCCCATATCTTGTTACCTATTTTACGAAGGAAAGAAAAGGAGGTTACAAATATGGGATATATTTATTTAGTAACAAATTTAATTAATAGTAAGAAATATATTGGACAAACGATTTTAACAGTCCAAGAGAGATGGAATAAGCATCTTTATGATGCTTTTGCTAAATATGATGATTTTTATTTCCATAAAGCTATAAGAAAATATGGAAAAGAAAATTTTAAAGTAGAGGAAATTTGTCAATGCTCTAATGAAGAGCTTGATGAAAAAGAAATTTATTATATTAACTATTATAAAACTTATTATATCTATAAACAAGGATATAACCTTACTCGCGGTGGAAGTGGCGGTACAAAAGTAAATGAAAACGAGGTAATGGCTCTTTGGAACTCTGGAATGAGTGCAACAGAAATTGCAAGAGACTTTAATCTTTTTTCTCGTACCGTGACAAATGTATTAAAAAGAAATAATGTTTCGCAAGAAGAAATTTATTCAAGAAGTATGAAATTTGGCGCACGTTTTCGCAAGAAAAAAGTTTATCAATATAATTTTGATGGAGAATTAATGAATATTTACGACAGCCTTGATGATATGTATGAAAAAACTGGATACAGAAAAGATTATATATCCGCGGCTTGTCGGCATACTTATTCCTCTGCTAATGGATACTTGTGGATTTATGAGGATGAAGAAAGTTCTATTCAAGAATTATTAGATAAAATTCCAGAAAAAGCCAATCATCCCGTCTTGCAATATTCTTTAAATGGAGAATTAATTAGAGAATATTCTTCATATGGAGAGGCAGCAAGAATAACTGGTATTGCAAAAAGTCAAATTTCTAAAGTAACAAAAACCCTTGGGTCTACCGCGGGCGGATATTTTTGGAGAGATGTTAAAGATTCTTTGCCAATTGAAAAAAGTATGATAAGTAGAAATAGTCGATATGATGATAGAAAAAAGAAGGTTTGTCAATATAGTTTAGATGGAAAGTTTATTACCGCTTACGACAGCCTAATTGACGCCGCGAAAGCGATGAACAAACCTAGCTGTTCTTCGGCGATAGGAAGGGTGTGTCGTGGAGAGCAAAATACTTCTTGCG